GAATACGATTGCGAATCCTTGAACCTAGATCGGCAATCGCAACTGCATCGATCGAATAGCTAATCTGTCCCGCATCGCAAACGATCGCATAAAAGCCGGGGCTGTCGAAGCTAAGAGCCGATCCGCTAAACGAAGCAACGTTACCGTCAGCAACACGATTGATTGTGCCGCTACCAACAGAAACAGCAATATTTAAAAACTGTCCGTTTAAGACATTAACAGTCGTTTGCGCTCCAGCGGATAAAATCATAGCTGCCAATCCTTAAAAACTTACCGTAGCAGCTATGATTAACAATTGACTTAATCTATGTTGGTATCCTCGCCGTCACCGGGCACTTGTGCAAGGATCAACGCTTGATCGGCTTCCCAATTATACTCCGGACCAAGCGCACCGCGTCGGACGGCTTCGTTCGCAAGCTGGCGTCGGCTGATAACGCCATCCTTCGCCATCGTGGACAACGCCGGTAGATCGGTTGCAGCGTTCAAGCCGCTGTCAAATTCGGTAAATACATAAACTTGCGGATCGTATGTTACGTTCAACCACTTGGCGGTAATAACAAGCGCGTTCTCTAACGAATTTTTCAGCGCTAGTGCCCAAGCTTGAACAGCGGACCGTGCTTTGCCCGCTGCAACCGCCGTTGTGATGACGGTTAGATTGCCCGATTGTGCGGTAAGCGGTTGGCGTCCTAACTCGCGCAATTGGTTGATCGTATCTTTCACGTCGTCAGCGAGAAACTTCAACGACGTTGCTGCCGGCTCAACGAATGACCATGACCCGGACTTACCGTCCGCCTTGCTTGGCGGAGCGTAGAGAACGGCTTTCGGTCCGACGCGCAATTTCTTAATATTGCCGGCTGCGTCTTTGTCGGGCGTAACACCATTGGCGGTAAGCATTGCATACGCTGCCATCGTCTTAGCGAATTTTAGCCCGCTTTCTTGCTGATACAATTCAATCTGCAAATCAGCCGCCGCGCGCATTGGCGGCGTGTATTGATGCGTTCGACCATTACGACGGCCGGTTGCGAAAGGAACAACCGGAATAACACCGATTGAAACAACGCCGCTATCTTCCTCGACATAGTACGTCTTTCGCGCGTCGTCGTATGTGTCTGTCTTTACGTACAGCGTCCAAGTCACGTCGCCGGATGGTAGCCGCTCAAAAACGCGCACATGGTCAATGCTGCCCGGCTCATAAATGCGGATATATTCAAGCGTTTCGTTGCCACCGATAACGCGCGATCGAGCCTCAAGAACGTTGCGTCCTAGAACGTGCGACCAAAACGGGCGAATGCCCGCACGGAGCGCATCGGACCGCGTGCGAATAGTCGGATCGGCTTTCGGATAGTCGATCATTATCCAGTGCGTTGCGGACGCGATGCCGTTAAAGAATACCAACGCAGCAAAGCCGGTCAAATTCATGCCCGAACCGTCCACATTCTCCGTAAAGTCGGCAATAGTGGTCGGGATGGTTGTCTCGTCATCATCCTCGGACGCGACAAGCGAAACCTCTTTTTCGAACGGCTTGTTTGCAAGCGATTCGGTCATGTCTAACCAAACGTTCGTAAACTTGGTCAACGCGAGCCGTTCGTTATATTCGTCGCGATCCTCGGACGCGAATTTCGGCAAATACGTTTCACCAGCGTCGCGGATCGCTTTGTATCCGTCACACAGCGCGTCAGCCAAATCCCAATAATCGAGCATGGCGAGACTATCGGCGGACCGCTGCGTCATTACGTCAACAGTCAACGCGACCGGCTGGCGGTCATGGTTCGCACGACGCGCCTGTACGGCTTGTTCGGGCGTAATCGTGCCGTTGGCCGGGATCGGTACGTTTCCGCCGCGTGCGTCGCTCATATCGTACATATCCCGGCTGTCGGCGTTCAAAAATCGCGGTCGGCTGCAACCCGGGGTTGCAGAACACAATCGCACGTCATGTCATAGAGGACGTAGCCTCGCGACGCAACGTGCCGCCACGGACGAACGCACCGTCTCCGCCGTGATCGTTCAACCATTCGAGTGCGGCGCGTTGTGATGCAGATAATCGTTGACGACCATGCAACTTTTCATTAGACGGCTTGTTCATCGGTTTATCCTATGGAGTGACAGACGGTGGAAAAATATGGACCAGTAACGTTCATTCAAATGACTATGTTATTTGACGAGTTTTGTCGATGTAAGCGACTTGCACCATATAATTTCGAAGGTCGCAATCCTAGCAAACCCGGTGCGTTAGGAAGGCGGATTGGGCAGCGGCTATATAAGAAAGCAAATGAGTTGAATCGATCCTTTCCGTCATTCGCACCCCTTTACGCGTCGCGGTATGATTAACCACTATAAGAACCGATCAACGGTCCGCCTTCCTCCGCCGCCGGGTTGAACGCCATGACCACAGCATCCGCTTTGTTCGGGCTTCGCGTACCGGCCGGCGCTTTGTCGATCATCGTTTTAAGCGACGTGGACGGCTTGCTTACCGGCTGTGCCAACTCTTTTTGCACGCTGTCCAAGCCGTCCATGCTGCCGTCGATCGATATCAACTCATCGGCCGGATAAAACGGAACGTCTGTGCCGTTCCGTAAAGCCGTTACGATCCGCCACGTTTTATAGAAGCGGGCGCGCAACGACCACCACGCTTGCGCCTTGAAATTCTGATAAAAGTCGCGGTTCAGCGGGCTTTCGTCGTCGCCGGGAATGATATGGTCGTACGGATCGACCACCGCGCCGCCCGCATTCCAGAAAACCAATTGCGCACGATCGCGAGACATCAAGCCGTCGTCGCACAGGCGATTGTATTCGGTTTTCACGCCCGAACCGACGCCGATCAAGTCCGCCTGTATCTTGATCCCCTTATGCCGCTCCACAGCCGCCAGAGCGCGCCGTGTGGACACGCCGGGGTCACGGTCGCCCCATTCGTCCACCGATCGCAGGATGACCCATTGACGGAGCGCTAGGGCGTTACGGTCCATTCCGCCGTCCGCCACGTCCAACCCGGCGGACCACACGTCAGGCGGCGGTATGCGCAGTTGCGGGACGACTAGATGCGCGTCCGTCGCCGCAATGATCCATTCGTACGAAATAATCGTATTGAGAACCGCCGCTGCATAATTGCGGTCAACCTCTTGCGCGAAAATATGCAGCATTCCTTCGCGCTCCGCTTTTGCGCGCCGTTCATCGTACCACGCTTGATCCTTTTCCGGATGATCGCGCCAATCAAAGATAAATTTGCGCGTTTGTCCTTTTGCTATGGTCGCGCCGGGTATCCATTCGATTGCCGATTCGGCTCGGCGATGAAAAACATTGCCCAATCCGTTCACGGACGAAATATCAACTTGAACGTTGGTATTGTCGCCTAACGCCGCTTCGATTTTCTCCGGCCGTTCGTAATATGCCGCCTCATCCTTCATGTATCCGGACGTACGACCACCACGACCAATGTTATCGCCCGACTCGCCAGTTACGGTCGAGCCGTTGTCACGATTGATTAGCTTAGTAAAGTTGCCTTCATACGTTGTCGGACGCCAGATATCGGGCAACCGCAACACTAGCATTCGCATCTTTTCGAATATACTCGACACGTCACCAAGCTTATCGACCAACTCTTGCTTGCGACTGCCCCAACCGATTGCGGTATCCGGGTTGAACAACCACCGCCACACAGTCCACGCGCACGCCAACCACGTCGCGCCCATGTCGCGCGCTTTCTCGACTAGACCGTTTTCTTGATCGTCAAACAGACCGTTTAGAAACTCGACAAACTCCGCTTGTCGCTCAAACAGCACGAACGGAACCCATTTAGACCCGCGCAATCGCGGATCGTACGTGTCCATCCAGTGCATGATAAATTCGGCCGCATGGTCCGCATAGAACGCCCTTGCCGACGCGAGCAATTCCGGATCATTGCGCAACATCGCGAGCGTTTTGATACGCCACGCATAGACGCCCCGATAATCGCGCTCGGACCATTCCTCGCGAGCGAGCGCAACAGGCTTCCACGGCTGCACCGTTGCCAGCGCGGGCCGATCGTCAAATAAATCGCGATTTGTCGATAAAAACATTTGACAATCAATCGACGGAGTAGCACATGTAAATTGCAACAATGCGATGGAGGAAATTATGGGACGCGAAGTGCGTAGGGTTCCGGCTAATTGGAATCATCCGACAGATGGTACTTATTCCAACGGAGAAGTGCGTTACCGGTCGCTTTTTGCCGGTCCATACAGCGAAGCTGCCGCACAATGGGATAAAGAAAACGAAGCATGGTTGCGAGGTATGACAATTGATTTCTTCACAGGCGAAGAACAACCCAAAAGCGCAGCCGCTTTGCAATATGATTCGTTTTCCGATTGGGATTGCGAACGACCTAACGTCGATAATTACATGCCGGAATGGCAGGACGCTGAAAAAACACATTACATGATGTACGAAACAACGTCGGAAGGCTCGCCAATTTCTCCGGCTTTCGAAACACCCGAACAACTTGCACAGTGGTTGGCAGACAATGAAGCAAGCGCGTTTGGTAATATGACAGCCGATTACGATCATTGGTTGCGCGTCGCAAAAGGTGGTTTTGCACCAAGCATGGTTGTCATGGCCGGCAATCTTCAATCCGGCGTTCAAGCGCTCGACTAACACACTAACCACCAATAGCCCGCGCGTACAAATCGCCCGCCTGTTCCACCGTTACGCCATCGGGCAACGACGGTACGACCGGGCGGGCGTTTGCCGCTTTCCAATGCTCGCTATCCGCAACGATCCCGGCATATTCCGCCAGTTTGAGCAACGCGGGCAATTTGGCGTGCATCTTGATTTTCATTTTCTTGCGCGCACCGCCGCTCGACGGGTTAAACGATTCCTCCACCTCGATCGACTCCACACGCGCCATTTGTTCGGGCGTGACGTTCCTTAGATCGAGTTGGAACATGCCGTCGTTGCCGACCGTGCCGTAATCGGCGAGCGTCGAGAATGCGATGCCACCAATTTCCCGTACGATCCGATCGCGGGTGATTTCTTGATCGCGCGCCAGATCGTTGACGCGCTCCGTTATCGCCGCTGTGACAAGCGGTCGATCGAGCAACCCGCGCGCCGCCTCCACCACATCGGCCGGAATGGGCCGGTACAGCGCGTTTGACAGCCGATCGAATGTCCGTGCCGCCTCGCGCTCCAAATCGCGCACATAGCCGTCCACGAAAGCCTTTTCCGTGGCGTCAAGCTGGCGGTACGCGGACTGCAACATGCGGTGACATGTAGCGTGCGGACGCCCATGCGTCGAGAGGCGGTAAAAATCGTGCGACCATGCGATATTTATTGTTGACGACGGAACGATATTAATTCATACAGGTTTTACAGACAGACACTAACGGAGCGACAAACAATGACCGTCCATGCACAAGATGCCCGCCGCGTTCGCGCTCTTACTGCTATGATTGACAGCGCCATTCCTAATTCTGGAACCATTGAAGCATTCGGCGCGGCGGCAGCGGCAATACTCGTTCCGACCATGATGGGCGGTTTTCTCGCTATTCCAAATCATAGCGGATTGTCGCGTGCCGAGTGCGACGCAGTAATCAACGCTGATTATGACGCACGATACAAATTGTCTGATGCATACTATGCTCGCGACACTAGCGATTGGGCGGGTCGATAATGACCCTACCGCCGGCGTTTACGAATTATTCACTAACGATGGTGAATGGCTTGGCGCTTACGACAGCTATGCCGAAGCTTCCAACGCTAGAAAGGCACTATAATGGCGAGCATAAAACAAATCACGCGAGACAGCCGCGTTGCTACCGTGGACGACGAACGATCGATAGGGAACGGTGTGATCGTCACGCTACGGCAAGGTTTCACATGGGATCAGACGTGCGATAATCGCGTACGTGGCGAGGATGATGTTTTCGCAATGAGACAAGCGCTCATAAATGAGGTTTACCCGTTTGCCGGACCGTACGACAAATGACCCGCCTAGACGCAGAAACCAACGCAAGCCGTATGACCGCCACAGCGCGCCGTACGGACCGTTTGCACCCCGGCTATGAGGCGCGACAGGTTCCGACGCGATCGGGCTTTACGTGGTGCGTACTCGACCTGTCGGACCATCGTACGGTGCTGCGATGAAAGCGCAGCGTGTCGAGACGCCGAAAGGTGTTTGTGTCGTCAACGTTGTCAGTGGCGGTGAACACACGCTTTGCGGCGATGCGTTCGACCTTGCTAGCGATGAGGAAGGTTACGAATGGAAACCCACGCGATCGTTAACCGTCACATGCGATCATTGCGTACGAATTATCGAGTCGTTGCGAGGCATTCACACAAAATAATTGTTGACGACCATGCAACGTATCGTTAGACCGTTGGTTATAGAGAGACACCAACGGAGCGACAGACAATGACCCTTCACGACGCCGCAATCATCCTCGCTTGCTCGATCGGGGCAGCCGTCACAGGGGAGATAATTTTCCACGGTCGGACTTGGTGGCGGATTATCACCCGCCGCTGATAAATTTCATAATTTTATAATTTTGGCCGTTCGGTTCATTCCGGACGGCTTTTTTTCTATCTACTGCCGTTTGTACCAAGGCGAACCGTGCGGACAGTACCCTTAGGATACCGAATTAATTAATTTATAATTTATTAATTTACTTATTTAGTAGTTAATTTTATATGAAAGTCTCAATCTATTACTATATAAAAAGTCGGTTCGTGTTCTAACATACACAATAGAATAGAAGGCGAACCGTGCGAAAAATTATGGACAAGCCGTAAAATTATGCCGCCCGGATCACCTCTACCAAGGCGAATAGAATATAATAGAAGCATGTTGACAAAGCGGACCGGGCGGCGGTAGCGCTGCGATCATGGAAATCGAAATGACGCTCGCCAGCGCAAAGGCAACCATAGCCGCCTATCGGATCGACGCCCAATTCAGCGGCGTGGAGTGGTCGAAGCTGATAAGCGGCGTCGTACCGCTCGCTGACCTCGCCAGCCTGTCACAGGCGCGTCGTAACGACCTGTTCATGCGCAACGTGCGCGCCGATACCCGGCTACGCTTGACAGTCCTGTACGCCGGTCCTGACGAAGCGACAGCGCGAGCATATGCCGCGCTCCACGTCGGCGATTGCAACGATCCGACCGTACCGACGACCGGGCGCGTCGAGTGCATCGATACCGGCGAGCAATTCGACAACGCGAGCCAAGCGGCCAAGCATTACGACCTAGCGCCATCATCACTCTACAATCATCTAAACGGTAAGAAATCATTTCGCAGCGTAGGCGGCAAACGGTTCCGGAGGATTTGACCATGATGCATCAAACGATGCCGTGCGTGCTGATAACGACGCCGCAAAACCTAGTCGATGATTACTGTGTCTATGAGGTAGTCAACATCGATGCGGTCATGAAGAAAATATATATCGGCATGACCCGCCTAGCGGACGTGTACCGTATGCCCGACTTGCAAAAAAACGCTTTATATTTCACGCTCGTTACGCAATCGACGCGACTACAAGTCACCGTCGTTGCGACCGGCGATCAGATAACCATATACAATGAATGGGCGAGACGCGTCAAAGCGGAGCCGACCGAACCGGTATGCAACAGCATAGTCCAACGCATGACAACGACCAAGCGAACCGCGATCCGTTGTCGCGAAACCGGCATGGTATTTAAAAGCGCGGTCGAAGCGTGCCAAACGATGCAGCTAAGCGCATCACAACTTAGCCAGCATCTAAAGGGAAGAGCCGACCACGTTAAGAATTTCACATTCGAGAGGATAGCGGTATGAGGTGCAGACGCTGCAAACCCGGCAGCTTGCTAGCTGACGGATCGATCATCGATTATCGTGGTGTTCCTAACAAGCACGGCCCATGCTGGGTGCCCAACACTTTCGGCGTCTCGTTGACACGAACAATCGGTCGATGCGCCGCGATAGATAAATCAGGCTGGCGAATAATCCGACCAACACACCCGCGTTATATTGGCATCCCACCGCGCCGCAACCTGTTCTGCGTCATTCAAGCAACGAGGGGCATATGACCTATTACGCCAGCATTAACCAACATATCGACCGCGCGCCAAAGATAGTCCGACACGAAGCGGCCGGACAAGTTGATACAAGCGGAGCGACACGCACCAACCTACCCGAAGCACCGTGTTTTTATTGCGGCGACCGGGGATGGTGCAAACACCGTCAACCCGACCCGGTGGAGCAAGCGTCATGACACAGGTACAGGACGAAGCGTTTGAGCGTTTGCTCGATCAAAATCGCGAAACGCATAAGCGGCTCGCCGATAGAACGCCAGAGTTTAAGGCATACTGGTTTAATCAGCCAAAATCGCGCGATGCGATTAATATGCTACGCGACGTAGGGATATGGCAGGCGTACGAAGCGCCTAAACCGCTTGGCGATTTCGCACCGAACGATTTTACCAGCATGGATCAAGCGATAAAAATATATCAATTTAAAGCTAGACGTATTGACCGTGCGGGCGCATATGAAATTTATAGCGTTACAACCGGCGAGATTGTAGGTCACATTAATTAGGAGCGACAGCAATGACAACGACATGGGGCGCACAAATCGAAGCGGGCAGCGTAGGCTATCCGATCGCCGGACAGCGGCCGGATTGGTTGGCGAATACGGATATGGTGCGCGACATCGATCCCGGTAGCATTACCGACAAAGAACCACGCCAAGCCGGAATGTGGGGCTGGTACGGCATCAAAGCATTTCAGCTACCCTCCGACCATTGGGCATATCGTCCGATCGAAGCGGGCTTCACACCATGGGCCGGCGGACCAAGCGCCCCGAATGACTGGGATCGCGGCGAGTTGATGCTCATCGGTGGCCAGATCGTACAATCGAAAGATTATTTTCGCTTACGGTGGACGCACGGGCAAACGATCAAGGTTGGCGACCAGCGCGATATCATCGGCTACAAGCGTAAGGAAATGGCCGCATACAGCCCGGCGAAACCGCAAACCGACATGCGCGGTGATGTTATCGATCCTGTGAAGCAATCCGCCCGAACGCTCCTAGAAGCACTGGCAAGCCGAACCGGCGCAACGATCGTCCCGCGTGACGATACGCTAGGTATCATTTCGCAAATCTCTGCACAGACGGAATTGCTGGCGGTGCAACGTCACGCCGAACACGTTGCGGATATGGTCGAATTAATCGAACGAATGGGCGAGCGCTATAGAACCGGCACCGCCCGCAACGACCTGTATCCTTTTGTCATGGAAGACTACGGACGCGCTCGCGATATCCAACGCAAATTAGCGCCATCCGACCCGATCAAGCAAGCGGTAGACGACTATATCGCGCAATACCGCCCCGCAACAACGGACCGAACCGCCATCGCATCGGTTATCCGCTTTATGGAGTCACGCAAATGACCGTACATATCATGCTAGACCTAGAAACATGGGGCACCACACCGGGCAGCGATGTTCGAAGCATCGGCGCGTGCGTGTTTGATCCGTTGAGCGGCGACGTAGCCGAAATTTCGGGACTAACCAATATCGGAGATACAATCAAATTTGTAGAAACGCGTAACGGTGATGTACCGATTAAAGTATTTCTACCAAAATGTTTTTACGTTGCGTGCGATAATCCGGAAGTATCGCATTATGAGACGTTCGGTAAATCACATGCGTTTAAAGATGGTGAAACTTACCGGCTTTATCCACTAACCCGCGATCCAAAAACCGTCCAATGGTGGAGCGAACAAAGCGACGAAGCACGCGCCGCTTTTGCCAATCCGGTCGATTTGCGCGATGCGTTGGACCGGTTCACCGCTTGGCTTAACGGCTTGTGGGATGAACCGGGTACGCCAGACCTCCGCCTATGGTCGCACGGTCCGTCGTTCGACGTATCGATCCTGTCCGCCGCGTACCGTGCGGTCGGATTGCCGGAGCCGTGGCACTACCGCGCACCCCGCGACACCCGCACAGCGTTCGATATGGCGGGCGTAGACGATCATTCCGCATGGTTGGGCCAGTACAGCACCGGCACGCACCATCATGCCCTAGACGACGCCATATGTCAGGCGCGGGCGGTATGTAGTGCTTGGGGCCGTGTCGCCGATTGGCGAACGACACATGAAGCGGTCTTTATTGACAAAGGTTGCGGCGGCGGAGATTGATATGCGGTTCGAAATTCGACCAGATGGCAAGAAATTTCGTGTCGTTAGCCGATCGCAGGAAGAATAAAGAGGCGGGGCGCGCAATACATGGTTGCGCGCCGCTTCATATACTGACTGTGAAAAACGTATCAAAGAGTTAACGCAGTATGCGTGACCTACTGCCAGACGACCCGGTGCGACGACCATACGTCGCACCACCGCCGCCACGAAGCTATTTGGACAAATTCAACGCACGTCCGGCACCGTGGCGGCGTCCTGCCGAGACGATCGACACAAACGGCATACCCGCCGATATCGCCGAATGGATCAATAAAAACGTTTGACAACGGAACGACGAACCATCATAGCGCTTGTACCGACAGACACTAACGAGGAAACAGACATGTTTATTGAGAACGTACCGGCGTTGTTCATCAACGACCCCGCAAAGCTTGAAATTGGTATGGATTTGTGGAGTGTCGGACAAGGTGGCGTGACCGGCGTAAAAAAGCCGTCCTACGCCGGGAAAGTCGAGGCGGTTGATTGTCGGCGCGAATACAACAATCGTATCGTACTCGACGCAAATTTTATGATCGTCAATCATGGCGATTGGCGCGAGGATCGTTCTTATAAAGATGCGCATATTTCCGAACAATCGTACAACAACTGGTACTTGTGTGCCGATTTACATTCTGCGCAGACCATTTACGAATTCATGATTGCAGCGTGGAACGCCGATCCGGCTTACGAAGCGGCCCGTAAAGCATTCGATGATGATTGCCGTCGTTGGGACGATATGTTTGACCGCTATTCGGACGATTACTGACATGAAGCCGCATTTTCTAAACGTAACGATCCGATCGACCATCAATCCGGACGTGCCGCCGGTACGCGAACGAATCAACTACGCCCGTCCCGCTAGTCAAGAATATCTACGCAAGCTGATTTACGCAGCGACCCGCGACGGACAAGCGGTGCATATCGAGGCGATGTCGCCAGCCTAGCGAGTAGCGGCTCGACCAGCTATAACGGGCGCTCCACACCATAGGAGCGCCCGTCGATGCGTCTGTACCACTTACTAGCCTTCATCGCCGGTGCGGCGTTGTGGGCCACCCCTAGCGCCGCACAGCAAGCGCCGGGTCCGATCACCTACACCAACCTCCCGACGATTTGCGACACGAACCGTACGCGGTGCGTTACGTCCATCCCTGTTGTCGGACCGGATGGACAGCCCGGCGGCGGAACGCCGACCAGCGCGGCCGGCACGCCCAACGCCAACGTCGTCACCGTGCAAGGCACGGACGCGGGCACCCCGCAAAACGTCACACAGCGAGGCACAGCGGGCCTAGCGACCGCACAAGTGAGCGTAGGTACCACCGCAACGCTTGTCGCCGCTGCACGGGCCACACGCGCTCGCCTCACCGTCACACAGAACGCAGCCGGACCATGCTATTACGGATCGAGCGCCGCTGTATCGGCGACGACCGGCGCACGGCTCAAGGTGGACGGTGCGACGAAAACCTATCAGTATCGCGGCGACCTGTACGGGATTTGTCCCGGCGGAGCGGTGACGATCGACACGGATGAGGAATTTTAATCATGCGTAAATTGATTATTGCATTGCTCGCGTTGATCGCTGTTCCAGCATCGGCACAGGTCAACACAACTGCGTCCGGTCCGACTTATGAGGATCAACGCGTAATTGCTGGTTTCGGCTTCACCGTCAGCACCGGCGTTCAGTCTATCGCAACCAACAACAGTCTATCGGCGGTTTTGACGAACACGAGCGCAACGCAATCG